AGGACAATTGGCCAAAGCCGGTAAATAACTTTTTGTAGTTATTTATCCCATAAAGAAAAGTTCAAATCTTTTCTCTTTGGTTTTCACTGGCCCCTTTAGGGATTACTAGTGGATCAGTGTTATGAGCTGTAAATCATCTTTTAACTTAATTATGAAAGTAAATTTTACTAAAATCTTATTAAGATTGTTAGTATTATTATTTCCACAATTTAGAGTTAAAAACTATCTTTTACCATTCTTTTCTTTAATTTATAAATTAATTAAAAATCATGGTACTATACATACAATAAAGATTCTCAAACAAATGAGACTCCATTGTACAAGATATATGTGTGGTCAACCTTTATTGGTTAACGACATAAGTCTTGGTATAGATAAAGATGGTTGACCAAAAGTTCTTTCATTCATGAAAGACCTTTGTAATAAATCAGATTCTTCTAACAAATTTTTACTTAGTATTTTAAACTTCAGTCGAAGTTTTCAATTAACTAATAAAGAATGAGATAGAATTGAACCTAATTATAATACAATAACTGATAAGCCTAGAGGAAAATATATTATTCCTTCAGGTATAATCAATAAGTTTGTTAGAGATTTTAATCTTAAAACAAAATTACCTCCTTTTTCCAAGGATTCTATATTCTTATCAACAAAGGCAGGACCGCAAGGACCTGCTACATTGACTGCATTGGAAAATTTATTAACTTTAAATTATCCAGAAATGCAATGAATAATGAATCTTACAGATAAAGAAGGAATTGATTATTTTTTATCAAGTTACACATATGCTTGAGAAAACAATATTAAACCAATTAAAGGAAACTTTAATGGAAAAATAAGTTTTATCAAGGACCCTGAAGCAAAGTTACGTATTGTAGCTATTTCTGATTATTTTACTCAGTTATATCTAAAATATATCAATGATTCTTTATTTAAATTAATAAATAAATTACCATGTGATAGAACTTTTACTCAAGATCCAAAGCATATGTGAGAATCTAATGAAGAAAGTTTCTGATCTTTAGATTTAAGTAGTGCAACAGATCGTTTTCCTGTTTTATTACAGAAACGACTTTTAGAAAGAATCTATACAAATAGACTTCTTGCTGAAAGTTGAATGAATCTGTTGCATTCAAGAAAATTTGTTACTCCACAAGGTGATTGTATTTCTTATAATACAGGTCAACCTATGGGTACATATTCTTCTTGAATCTCATTTACACTAACCCATCATTTAGTTGTGTACTATTGTGCAAAACTAAATGGTATTAATAACTTTAATCAATATATGATTTTAGGTGACGATATCGTTATAAAAAATGATAAAGTTGCTAAAACATATATTAGAGTTATTAATTCTTTAGGGGTTGATATATCTTTGCATAAAACACATGTATCATTAAATACATATGAATTTGCTAAAAGATGATATCAGGAAAACAGAGAGATTACTGGTGTTCCCATTAAAGGGATCATTTCTAATTTCAAAAATCCTTATATAATATTTTCAATATTATATGATTATTTTAAAATTAAAAATAACCAGTATTATTCGAAATTTTCTTTGTGTAGAATAGTTTACTTACTTCATTATAAATTTAATTATTTCAACAGAGTTAAAACTAAAAAGAATTCTTATTCTTTTAAAGTCAAAACATTGTATATTAATAATTTTATTTATAATAGATTAGAGAATTTTGGACTAGCCCTTGATATAACATTTGGTTATTCAAATTATGATAAGTTGAGAAATTTATTTTCAAAACTTGTCACAAATGAATCCTATGTTATACCAAATGAAAGGGAAGCTCTTTTAGAATATAAAAGAATCCTTTCTGATGGAATGGCTAGTCTTGTTGGTAATATGAACAAAAGTATTATTTCCAATCCAGATAAAATTTTAAAAAAATTTCCTGATATTGAAGATAAAAACAATTGCTCTGTATTTCCGATTTTCATTGCTTTGTATAATCATATACATAAAAGTTGAAAACTTTGAAAAGATTTCAACCTTGACGAGATTAACATCTTTGATGTTAGTCGTCATGTATGTGAATTAGATATTGATCAAATATTTAATAAAGATAGAAACAAAATTCAATCTTTAATGAATATTGGTCGAATCTGTAACAAAGGTTTTGCATATCTTAATAAACATGAAGAAATCATTTATGGTTCTTCTATTACCGAGAGTACTTATACTCTTAGTAATGATTTATTAAGGCTTACTCAAACATCATTTCGTCTTGATGATTTGAATAAAATTATGCATAATGAATGAAAACCCCCACGATCTGATATAGATTATATCAAAATGTGGGAGAACTTTAAACTCTAAGTAAATGGGC